TCCAGGGGATTGTGCATAACAAGCGCGAAATCGCGGCCGTGTTCAACATCGCCCCGGAATTAATCGGCGATTCCGAAAACAAAACGTACTCCAATTTCCAGGAGGCGCGGCGGTCTCTCTATACAGAGACCGTGCTCCCGCTGATGGACGAGTTTGTCGACGATCTGAACACCTGGTTGTGTCCGATGTTTGGTGACAACCTGTGGTTGTCGGTGGATCGAAATCAGATCGAGGCGCTCCAAGAGGACCGGGAAAAGAAATTCGCTTATATAAACGCGGCTGAGTTTATGAAGCTCGACGAAAAGCGTACGGGCGTTGGTCTCGCCCCGGTCGGCAAGGCCGCCGGCGGGGAGGCGATCCTGGTTTCCGCTGGTAAGGTGCCCCTGGAATTCGTGGCGATCGAACCCGAGCCGCCCGCGGAAGAATCCACCGAGGAGAAGCCCGTGGTCGACGACAACGAAAAGGACGGGGACAAGGGCGGAAAGAAAACCCGCCGACTGTCCAATAAATCCTGGGCGCCCGCGGACAGAAAAGAAGCCCTCTGGCACAACTTCGTTCGCCGCGTGGAGACGAAGGAGCGATCCCTTGTTGCCATCGCCTACATGTTCCTCAAGGACCAGGCCGACCGCGTTTCCAAGGCGCGGAGCGTCGACCTTGAGGCCGAGGCCCGGGAGTATTTCAAGCGTGCTCGTCCCTGGGCCTATCAGGCCGCCCGCCGCGCCATTGCGGCCGGGGTTAGGGCTTCCAAAGGCGAACTCCCCGAACTCGAGGAGAAGGTTGATCTCTATGACCTGTCGCCCGAGGCGCTGGAATATTTAGACCAGATCATCCTTGAGTCTGGGACAAAAATCGCCAAGACGACAATGGCGCTTGTCCGCGACCAGCTGAAACTGGCGGAGGCCGAGGACTGGACCACGGAGGAGCTGACCCAGAGATTGATCGACAAGCTGAAATCGTTCGCGCAATGGCGCTGCCGAACCATTGCCAGGACCGAATCGGCCAAGGTCGAAAACTGGGGTCAGGTGGAGGGGTACAAGGACACGGAGTTTGTGACGCGCAAGGGCTGGATGTGCTCGTTTGTTCCCGACTCGAGGGATGCGCATATCTCGGCAGACGGCCAAGAGGTTGGGGTTACGGAGGATTTTCACGTCGACGGTCAGGCGATGGCGTATCCGGGAGATCCGCGAGGAGACGCCGGGAACGTCGTCAACTGCCTGTGCACCACCTACCCGATCGTGGACTAGGAGACGCCATGAAAAAACAAGAAGTGAAATATTTTCGGTTTAAGCTTGAGGACGGCTCGATCTCGGAATCCGGGTCGTTTCGCGGGTATGCCTCGATCTGGGGTGTGCTGGATTCCTACGGCGATATCGTCGAGCGCGGGGCGTTTCGGAAAACGCTCAAGGAAAAAAAGGGTCGCAAGATCAAACTCCTGTGGAGCCACAACGCCGGGGATCCCCCGATCGGATATCTCGTTGCCGCAGAGGACGATCACGGCCTGTCCGTCGAGGGACAGTTGTTTCTCGAGGCCAACCAGAAGGCGCGTGAGGTCTATGCGGCCATGAAGGCCGGAGTGCTCGATGGAATTTCAATCGGCTATCGGACAGTCAAGGACGCGGTGGACAACGAGGCCGGCGTTCGTCGATTGAAAGAGGTCGAGCTCTACGAGATTTCGATATGCAATTTTCAGGCGTGTCCCGGGGCCATCGTCACCGGTGTTAAATCGCTGGACGACCTGGCCGGGTGCGTTGAGGCGCTGCGAGACGAACGATTGAGTGATGAGCAGAAAAAAGATTTGGCGCTATACATCGATTCCCTAAAGGCACTTCTCCCGGGAGAGCCGCCCCCTGCGGACACTCCCCCCGGGAACGAGCCGCCGATTGCGGATAGCGGCCAGAAGCGGGAAGCCGTTGAGGCCGTGAAATCCCTGGTCGAATGGACCAGGGGTCAACTTAAAAAGTGAGGTCCACATGGACGCAGAATTGAAAAGTCTTATCGACGAACAAAAAAAGCTCATCGTCGATTTCCAGACGAAAAACGATGAGCAGCTCAAGGGCAAGCTCGGCCGGTCCGATCTCGACGAGTACGAACGGAAATACGAGGCGCGGCTGGCGGAGCTCTCCCGGGCGATTGCCAAGGTGAGCGCCCCGCAACCCGAGCGGCAAGCCCCCCCCGCTTCCGAGACCAAGGCGTTTTTCTCCGGTCTCAAAAAAAAGCTCACGGGCAAGGCGTTGGACGAGCTTGAGACCAAGGTGATGACCGTCGGAGATCCGACGACCGGCGGCTATCTGGCCCCGGTGGAGTTTGTCAACGATATCATCAAGTTCGATGTCCTTTATTCTCCAATCCGGACACTGGCGAAGGTTCGGCAAACCAAGAACCGGTCGATCCAAATCCCGAAGAAAACGCAAAGCGCCTCGGCCGCCTGGGTGACCGAGATCGGGACCAGGTCGGAAACGACCAACCCCAAGATTGGGCTTGAGGAGATCCCGACTCATGAGATGTTTGCGCTGGCGAAAATCTCCAAACAGGACCTTGAGGACACAGCGTTTGACCTGCAGGGATTCCTGGTAGATGAGTTCGGCGAACAGTTCGGGGTTCTCGAGGGCGAAGCGTTTCTCACTGGCAACGCGGTGGGGAAGCCGGAGGGCATCCTGGTGAATTCCGCCATCACCGGCTTCACGGGCGTGACCACGAAAGGCAAGGTCGTGGCCGACGATATGCTCGACACGCTCTACGCGCTGAACGATCGGTACGCCCGTTCGGCGACCTGGCTGTGGAAGCGGTCGACGACCCTGGCCATCGCCAAGCTGAAAAACACGACCACGGGTGATTACCTGTGGCAGCCTGGTTTCCAGACCCAGGGCCAGCCGAACGTGTTGGGGCGGCCCTACGTCGAGTGCAAGGACATGCCGGCGGAGGGGGACGGGGCGAAGGCGGTGGCGATTGGCGACTTTCGGTCCGGCTACCTCATCGTCGACCGCCTGGAGGTTGAAATCATGGTCGACCCCTACACATCCAAATCCACCGGATGTGTCGAAATCAGCGCCCGGAAGCGGGTCGGCGGCCAGGTCGTCCTCCCCGAAGCCATCAAAATCTACACGCTGAAAGCGTAAGCGTGAGGAGAACAACATGCTAAAAAACGAATATCCTGTCATCAGCTTCAAGGGCGGCGCGGTCTACAAGGCCGCGCACGACGGTGACGCAATTGTCGACATGCAGGGGTACGAGGAGGCCCTCATTCTGATTCAGTCCGAAACGATCACGGACGGCGGATTCACGTTCGAGCTCAAGGAGGGTGACAACTCGGCCTTGAGCGACGCGGCCGCCGTGTCGGACGCCGACCTGGTTGGCGGCGGGCCGACCGCCGGAGCCCTGGAGCCGACGTTTGCCGCGACCGAAGACGACAAGTCGAAATGGTTTTTCTACCGCGGCAGTAAACGCTATCTCCGGATCGACCTGAAGACGGTCACCGGAACGCCCGACACCGGCGGATCGTTCATCGGGACCGTGATTCGGATGGGCGCCCGGCATATGCCGGCCGTTTAACGCCCAGGCATAGGGGCATCATACTGTCATGTTGAGCGGCGGGCGGGCGGTACGGAGGTTATCCGGCCGCCCGTCCGTTCCCAGAAATTGGGAGGTCGTTACGCACGACCAACCGAGGGAGGCGACGGTGCGAGTAAGATTTTCGGGCGACGAACGAATTTACGTTGACGGCATTCATCCGGTCGATTTTCAGGCCGGCCAGGAGGCGGAGATCCCGGAACGAATTGCGGCGGTGTTGTTGGCCGAGGGGCGGGCCGGTTTACCGGAGGAGGCAAAGGCGCTCACGGGCGCGCCCGAAAACAAAATGGAGCCGGGCCGGGCAAGCGACAAGACCCGCGGCCGCGGGGCGTCGAAAAAGCGGTAACGAGCAATGGCCGTTGATACGTCGATTGCCCTGGTCACGCTGGCCGATGCGCGAGCGTTCGTCGGTAAAAAATCCAGCGAAACGGAGGACGACGCCATCCTCGAAATCTTAATCGACGGGGTATCCGAGCGATTCAACGCGGCTGTCGGTCGGCGCCTCCTCGAGCAAACCGAGGCGACGGCATACCTGGACGGCAACGGTCGGCAGACGCTGCTGCTGCCCCGATATCCCAACGTCTCGCTTGCGGGGCTGACCGAGGGCGGCGTTGCCCTCGTCGAGGGTGAGGATCAGGACTACCGGCTATATCCCGATACCGGGATCTTGGTCCGGCTTGGGGCCGGCCGATGGGCTCATGGACGCAAAAACATAGTGCTCTCGTCCTATAAGGCGGGCTGGGCGCAAGCCGCGCTCCCGAAGGATCTCAAGCTGGCCGCGCTCGTGCAGATCGCGGCAGACTACCAGGACCACCGAACGCATTCCTGGGGGGAGCTGTCGAGGAGCTTTTCCGATGGCAGTGTCACGCGGCGAGAAGAGGGGGAGTTTTTGTCTGTCGTTAAGGCGACTCTTGAAAGGTATCGGGGGGTGAGGGTCTGACGATGACGGACATGCGAATTGAGCGAGACGTCACGGCTGCGCTTCGAAAGACAGCGACGGCGCTGAACATCCCGCGGGCGGTTCGGAAGCTGACGACAGCCTGGGGCGCCGAGTCTGTACAGACACTGAAGCGCTCTGCCGCTGAACAGCAGCGCAGCGGCCAGGGAAGAAAAACAGGAAACTTGGCGCGCAACATTGACCTGGAACTGCGCGCGGCGGGCGAGGTGCTTTCGATCGTCGTGGGAACCGGTGTCGGAAACACAAAGAGCGTCGTCTACGCCCGTATCCAGGACGAGGGCGGAACGATCCGAAAAAAAGACAAGCGGCTGACGATCCCTCTGGGACAAACGAAAGGCCGGATCTCAGATTATTCCGATGGGTTTTTCGTTCGTTCGATCGCGGGAAACTTGCTCTACTGCCAGCGTGTCGGCAAGCCGGGGAAACTGAAACCGCTGTTTGTTCTTAAGGACGAGGTCCGCCTTCCGCCAACGTTTTGGTTCTCGGGGCCGATGCGCCGACGCGTCGAATACCTGGAACAAATCATGGCTCCCGATTACATCTATATGCAGGCCGAGGCCATGACTCAGGCCCAGGCCCAAAGCGGCGGGAGCGAAGGGTAAACGCCAATGACCCCTCCAGTTCCGCGGGAGCTTGCGATTCGAAATCGGATTGTCACGGTGTTATCGGCGATCGCCGCCGGAGAAACGTACTGGACGACGCCCGCCCGGGTGATGACTCGTTACGTCCATTGGCGGGAGTATCAGGGCGCCTATCCGCTCTACATGGTTACCCTCGGGAGCGGGGGCCAGCGCGAATACAACTCCTACCATAGCGTCGACGAGACGTTTGAGGTCACGATCAAGGGTTACGTCCGGGACAACGCGGACACAAGCGCTCGCATCCTGGAGTGCTGGCAGGATATCCGGGTTGCCCTGGCCGCAGAGATGGGGAGCTCCGATGCCGCGGCGCTTCCGTCCTTGGGCGTGATCCAGCTTCTCATCAAGGAACCGCCGGACACTGACGACGGCTATTTGGCGATTGAAAACGGACATGGTTTTTTCGACGTTCGCGTCGAGATTCAATTCAGCGACAAGCTCGGATACGTCTGAGGATTCGGGCAAGGAGGCAAGGATGTCAAAAACGAACATGGCGGCAGCGGGTCCGCCCTCCTCGTCCGGCGAGGACAACGGGAAAACCCCGCGCAAATTTATCTGGACCGGTCCGACGGGCTTTTGGTACGAGGGCCAGCTCCTACTGGAGCAGGGTAAAACCTATGCCGCAAACCGCGTTGACGGGGCGGTCTTGGCCGCGTGGATCAGCACGGGCCATGCGACCACCGAAAACGGTAACAAGGAGAAATAAAACATGGCTACACCGACAGGGCCTTCTGTGTTGGACAAAAAGGTAGGGCTGAAAAAGGGCGAGACCTGGGGCACGGCGGTTGCCCTTGGCGCCTCGGATCAGCTGTTGTGTAAAAAACTCAGCGGCTTGAAAGCGTCCCGGAAATATTCCCCGAGCGATCACGCGGGAGCAACGTTTCGCCCGGCCGGCGTGATGACGGATTACAACCCTCCGGACATCTCAATCGGAGGGGATCTCAGCTATGAGCTGGGCGCCATCGGCCGACACCTCGCCCTGCTGTTTGGGACGGCCGGAACGCCGACAAAGCAGGGGGCGACCACCGCTTATAAACACGAAATCAAATGGGCTGATTTC